AGTCATTGTAAATGCAGCAGTAGAACCATCACCTGTGAATGAATCTGTAGTAATATTTTTTAGTCCAGAAGCAAGTTGTGTTGTTCCAACAGAACCAGCTGGTGGTGTCATGTTGTAATTACCAATACCTCTATGTACAACATAGATAGAAGCGTTTGATGCTGGTGCTTCTGAGAAATTTAAAATCTTTGGTTGGTTAGATGAATTCTCGTGAACAGTATATGCAATATCTGGCTCTTGAACCACGTTGTCCAATACAACCAAAAGGTTTTCTGTATTAGCGCCAGGAACATCAACAGATAGTTCTACGGCATTTGAGTATGTCGCATATGCTCCAGTTACACTACCAAAATTAGACCCATTAAAATCTTCCTTTGGAAAACTGGGCGAAATCTGATTAATGTATGGAACACCAATATAGTTAGACATTTAAATCACCCCTTATGTTACATCTTCTAGAATAGAAGCAACAACATCGACAGTTGCAGCAGAAGCATACACTTGAACTTTGTCATCTCCATTCAATACAATCTTTTGGCCTGATACAACCTTCAAGGACGAGCCTGGAGGAATTGGAGCACTCTTTACAACATGATAAGATGCAGTTGCAGAACTATCATAAATGAGGACAGTTGCAGAAACAGCAGCAGTACCAGTGTTTGCTATATCAAGTTCGATAAGAATTGAATTGACGGCAGAACCATTATTTGCAGTATACACATCTGTCGGCGAACCACTTGAGGTGGAAACACTTGTAGCAAATGCATTCTTAAAATTGTTAGCCATTCTTTATCTTCCTTTGTTTATCTTATTTATAATGTTTATCCAAGGGCAACTGCAAGTGCAATTGCAAAACCTTCAACTGCAATAGTTCCACTGGCGCCTGGGAATGTCAAGTCAACTCCGTTATCCCTAAGAATAAGATCTCCAGTACCAGTATGATTAACATAACTGTTTAGACTGTCATGGTATATTTGTAAATCGTCATCTGTGCCGAATTTAATTCTTTCGCTGTTTACACCTGTCGAATCATCAAAGTCAATGACTGTAGGAAACATAACACTACTGAGAGCAAGTTCAAGTTCTTGAATTGCTTCGATAACGTCTGTTACTGCTTGTCCGTTGACAGTAGACGGCAGATTCGCAATATCACCCACATCAGTTGCGAGTTCATTAAATTCTACTCTCCACTCTTCAAAAGTGAAACTAGCTGGTGCGTTACGATCTGCCATTATTTCTTATCCATCATTTGCATTAATAGAGATTTAATTTCATGCATCTCTGACTTTAGACTATTTATATCTCTTACTGCATCCCTTAGTTCATCTTTACTCTTTTGTACAGCACGAGAACGTGCAACTGCGGCTTCATATGCAGCCATATTAGTATTCACAATACCACGAGAATTAGTATCTCTTGCTAAGTCTGGATGATTTTCTACTTTGATATATTCTGTCATCTTATGTAGCCAACGCAATCGCTCTTAGGTCTTTTAGATATGGAACTTCACAAGAGTTTGTTCCCTGTAACCTAATCTTAATTGCAAAAGAAATGAATTCTTCCAAACCTTCAGCAGAATACTTTCTTTCAATGAAATCACTTTCGTTGATAGAAGCGTTTACTGTTTCGTCTGGTTGTCCATTAGTATTAAAGTATTGCCATCCGATTTCATCAAAGTCTGATGCATCGTCTGAACGAAGAATTTTATACATTGCCTGAATTTCTGCACTATCAAACTGAACTGCATCAACGTACATTCTAATTGCAGTAGCAGGATTTTGTAGAGACACCTTACGAGTAACGTAGACAGCCTCGTTATTATCACCCTCTGGTTCAGTTGGTGAAACAAAATCTGTAGTTGGATATACATCAGCAGAACTATCAATATTATTAATTCTGTTAGAAATAGCAATAACACTCTTTCTATCCAAGTCAAACAATGGAGATAAGTTTTCTCTTTCTGAATTTAGATTAACAATACACTTGAATGATTTATTACCAGACAATTCCAAAGTTTCATTTACTTGAGAAGCAATCAATTTAGGTGTTGAGAAAATATAGTTATCGTTTGTTGGAATATTTTCAGCCGTTGTAGATTGTGTAAACGAAGTCTGATTACCACTTGGAGAAGTACCAGTTGTTGTGATAACAGAAGTTGATACACTTGTATCTGGTAATTCAACGGTAGGAAGAAGTGTATGGATTTGATCCATTTGAGCATTCTCTGTTGCAGTCACAGAAGAACCACCACCTGTACCATCAGCAGTTGCAGTTGCAGTCGTAGAAACTGTATATGAGTCAATACCAATATTTGCAAGTGCGTTGTGTGTCTTATTCACCTCTGTCAATGGAATACCATTTAACTGATACAATGCGACTGCATCACCATTACCATGTGCAGCTGCACTTCCCTCAACTCCACGAGTTAGAGAAGAAACTGTAGTTCCAGAAATACTTCCTGTCATAACTTCATTGTTAATCTTCAAGTAGATTGTACCAGATGATGGCCATCCATTAGAAGATGAAAGTGTAAGTGATGTGGAACTAGATGTAATTGCACCGTTCAATGTAGAGTTAATACCAGATGCAACTCCAGCAAGTGTAACATTGTTTGAAGAAGAATACATATGATGATCTGTATGTAATACTTTAACAAGATTTTGTCCATTAATAGTTCTGATTGGATTTGCATTCAGAGTTTTAACTGGAACGGATTCGTTTACTAGAGTAATAACAGAAGTTTTCGATGTATCAAATGAAGCACGATAAAGAGTAAATTTCAAATCCTCTAAATCATATGCACTCCAAGTAGTATTATTCTGCGACTTGAAAAGAACACCCAAATATGGTTGTTCAGAGATTTGTCTGCCATTTACATCAATTTCTCCCATACGAGAAATCCATGCAGTATATTTTGGACTATCTGTAAAGAGAACAATACAATATTCAACTCCGTCTTTTACATAAACAGGAGCATCAAAGATAAATGTAGTTTTTGCATCACCTGTGTCTGGAGCAGTATTTACAAGACTATACCACTTACCACTACCAGAACTTCCTGGCACACCACCAGTAAAGGTATATCCATTCGGGCCGGATCCACCAGAGATAGTGAAAGCAGTATCAGATTCAACACTTACAACATTACACAAACAATCTTGTCCACTAACACCAATATCTTCAATGGTAACTTGCATCCCAGCCCTCAAGTCTGTTAGGAATTGAGTTCCAGTTCCAGTAATTGTTGTACTACCAGATGTATACGATACTGTTCCATCAGCATAAGGTTCTAGTGTCTTAGATGCAAAAGGAAGAACTTTTGTAGTAGGATAACCATTAGACATTTCACGAATCTGACATGATACTGGAAGTGTTTCATCTCTGTGTCCAAAATAAACATCAACTTTAGTAATGAACTCGCCACCCTTTGCCTGTGGCATAAAGGACTGTGCAAGCGGATCCCACCAACCCACAACATCTTCACGAACCTCTTGGCGTGTGACGTTCTGTGTTTGAGATACTTCACGAGTTTCAAACCTTGCATTACGAGTTGCAATAATTGTTTCTTGAACATTATTAAGAATACCTCTTGCAGAATAAATTGCCTGTGCAAAGGTTTCTACACTTGCAACGCCATTGTTAGGATCAGAGGTAAGTCTGAACTGTCTTTCTCCAGTTCTAAATCTTGGAGCTCCTCGTGTTGTAGGATTAGGGATTGAAAATACACCAACAACTCTACCACCACCAGAGGTGATAAGAGCTCCCCCCAAAGAACCACCTTGTGGAGTACAATATGCACTTACATTTGTTTTATCAAAGAATGGGTAAACTCTTGTAAGAGGTTTCATTCCAGTTGCATTAAAGGTAATATTTTTTGAACGAATAAATGGAATAAGTGCTCGTGATACTACTCTATCGCCCTGTGACTCATGGTCAATTTGAGCGACAATAGACGTTTGAATACCACTTCTAGAAGCAGTTCCTTCTCTAGTAGAAATTGTTCTTTCAATGATAGCACGACCTCTAAATCTTCCACCAGCAAGTGCAATTGATCTTTGGAAAGAATGTTCTCTAAATCTATTTGTTGTTGCTCTTGTAACACCACCCCATTGTGTCTGCCATGCATTCCACACTGTACCAATAGCATTCTGGTTTTGTGCAACAAAGGTATCAAAGTTTCCTTCTTGGTTGACAATCAAATCTGGAAGTCTATTTACTTCAAACCACTCATCACCAGATGGTGTGAGTTTACATATACCAGCCCATGCAAAGTTAAGAACAGGGTTTAGGTTTTCAACACGAGATGCATATTGTTGATCAATAACTACAGTATCAGAATATGGAAGAGTAATAACTTCACCAGTAAGTTGATAGTTATCTGCAACACGTTCTGCATCAGTTGTATTCTCTTCTTCTAGAGAAATGCCTTTCATAAAATATTTTGGACGAAGAATACCATCTTGCATATCAATAGCAACACGATAGTCTGGATGTTTAACATCACCAGTTGCGTGTCCAGCAAAGTTGTCTACAACAAAACCAGACTTAAATCTGTCAAGTCCATTTGAATCTTGAATTTGTAAAGATGCTGCATCTTTCTCAAGTAGATTAAGTGCAGTATAGTATTCCATGTTCTGAATACGAGTTTCGAGTCTACCAATATCTCTCATAGTATATCTACGATTATTCTCTTTTACAAAAGACACATCGTTAATATCAATTACATAAGGAGGCATATTGATGTGTGCAAGTTTCATTGCATCATCAAGAGGTTTTGCCTGAGTTGGGTTTTCAGAAGGAACACCAGTAACGATTTTGAATTCACCAGCAGAAGTAAGGAACAGTTGATCCACACGACCGATATAATGTTCAAAGTCATAAACAAAGTTTGAGTTGTCCTTTGGAATACCCACAGTAGAAGAACCAGTTCCAGCAAAAGAACGGTTTTCAAAGTTAAATGACATTGATGTTACTTTATAAACAGTCTGACTTTGAATAGTCTGTGTACTCATTGTCGCATCAGCAACACGAGGCCTAAAGTCTACAGCATCACGCAAGTCATATTCACCAGTAGGTTCTGCAACCTCTGGATCAACACGAGTAGCAGTGTAAGTTGGAATATCTTTATAATCAATAGAACTGTAAGAATCTACAGAGAAGAAGTCACCAGTACCGTGTGAGAAATAATCTGCAACGATAAGAAGTCTACCACTAGGAGTGATAGCAGCCGGTTTGCGAACTAGTTTACCAACATCATAGAAGTTGTCTCTCTGTCCATTATCCAATGTAAAGTCATTAGTAATAACACGAGAACCAGCAGTAAATGTATCTAGTGTTGCACTTTCTCCACTCTCACTTCCAATAATAGTTTCACCAGAAGTAAAGTCTACTTCATTAATCGAAACATATGTAATCGGTGAAAGTGTATTAACAATTCTTGCAATAGCACCAGAAGTAGAACCAGTAATCAATTCACCTTTTGTGAATGTGCCAGTTGCACCAGTGATTGTCCACTGTGGAAGAACTGGATCGGTTGTATTATCTTCTGAATCAAATACTGCCCAAAGTCTTTGAACATCGGCGACACCAAGAGAAATATCTTTATGATGAGCTGATGTTCCATATTCTGCACCACCAGCAATACCATCATTGTCCACTAGGACTTGATACATTCTTGTTCTTGTTTTTGTCTTTTCAGAAACAACTGTTCTTGTGATTGTTGAAATAAGTCTTACTTCAGCACCGTTACCAAGAATAGAAGAAGAGGTAATTGAAAGTGTTCCAGTACCAGCACCACCAATAGTTACATTAGAACTATTTAAGTTTACGATTTGTCCGGCAGTAGCAGAACCACCAGAACCAGCAGTGATAACTGTTAGAACATAATCTGTATTATCTACAGCACCAAAGATTTCGTTTGAACCAGCAGTAAATGTAACAACACCAGATGCAGAAGATGTATCTGTGAATGAACGTCTGATAGTAATCTGTGTATCTGATACTCCAAGGTTTGCTTCTGTCTTTAGTGTCTTGATAGTATTCTTCTGTAATTTACGAAGAAGAATATTTTTCTGTTGGTCAGAAAGTTGAGCTCTCTTTCTTGTTGCAGCAACTGAAGTAACTGCATTACTAAGAGAACTATCAATTGTAATTGTTGTTGAGTTTGTTACAGCAGTAACTCTTCTAAATTCAATAGCACCAGCTGCACCAGTTGGGAATCCAACGATATCTCCAACTCTCAACTCAGCAGTAAAGTTTGTTTGGAAACCATTAACTGTCGTACCACTAGCATAAGAAACTAGTCCTGTCAAGTTAAATGAATTTTGTAGAACAATATCTCCAGTGAAATCTGGATCACCAGCATCTGGATCATTCATGTATGTTTGTTTTACATGACTGAAATCAAATGCATCAATAGAACTAATTGTTAAATCTGTATTGCCACTATCTTCTAGAATTTCATCTGCTTCAGCAGAAGAGGTTGATTTGATTTTTTCTCCAGTTACGAATGAACCTGTAACTGTTGTGAGAACAATTGTGCTTCCAGTTGTATCAGATTGAATGAAACCTGTAGCACCAGAAGTAACACCTGTTACTTTTGAACCTGTGCTTGTTCCAGCAGAAGGAGTTGCAGACATTGTAAGTTTTGTAAACATACGAATGTCAAAGAGATATAATTTATATTCTGCATCTGATGACATAACATCAACGCCAGAACCAGTATCATTTGCAGAGTGTTCAAATGCTCTTACACGAGCAAGTCCAACCTTATTACCAGCTGGAGTTCCTAATGAAGAAGTTTGTTGGTCATGCAATGCAATCTGACGATATGGTTCATCAATCTCACCAGAGATAAATGGTGAAATTTCTGGAGAACCACTAATATTTTGTATTACAACATAGTTACCTACTTCAACTGGAGTGACAGCGGCGTTGAAACTTTCAAAGGTTCTAGGTTTAGCAACGTCAACAAATTTTGGAGAGATTGTTTCAATCTCATATCCACGAACATAAGCTTTGCCAGGCGATACTTGGAAAGTTACAAAGTTATCAGAAGCAGTATTTCCACTATCAGTGCTTTGTCCAGTATTGTACACACCATTATTCAAACCATCATTAAGAGTTTCTCTGATATCAATATCAAAAGAACGAACAGTATAATCACCAGACTCATCATACGTTCTGCGAGCCATTGTTTCACCCAAAACTGAGTACTGAGTGTTTCTTGCCTTTTCTAAAAGAGCACCGTTCTTAATTCTAAGAAGTTCAACAAAGTTTGTGTCCTCAGCAGAATCTAATGCCACCTTTGCAAGTGTCAAAGTAAACTTTAGTCGATGTGAACCTTTTGCATTAAAGTTTGAAGTACCGGCTGCATTGTCCAAAAGACTTGTATCTTCTTCTGGAGTTTCCAACCCTTCAGTGATAGCAAGTCCAACTCTATAGTTTGGAGTATTAGTGTATTTGTCTAGAATAATTCTTTGTTGTGCAACTCTAACAAAATGTCCACGAACAAAGTAGACACCTTCTTGAATGTTTGCAGAAGAACCAATTGCAGTTGCATTTGTTGATACAAGTTGTGCAGAGTCTATGCCTGCACCGAAAGAACCAACTGTTCCATCAGCAGAAATGTTTTCACCAGCAGAAAAAACTGTTGTAGAATTATCTGAACCAGTGTTTATGTATTTAACATAAAGAGTAATAGGGTCATCAGTTGTTGCAGCGACAACTTCAATAACTTCAGCGACAACGCCTGATGTTGTTCCAGTAATTCTCTTACCAACGTAATCTTGAATTTGAGATGAAATGTCTGAACCACTTAATGTAGATTCAATCTTAACAGCATAGTATTCATCAGTATAACCTACTGCGCCAGGGATAACAACTGTGCCCTCTTTAAAGATGTGACGCCCAAACCTTTCGATTTGGTTTTGCATGATAGACTGTAGTTGAGTTAGTTCTCTTGCTTGTACGGCAAAGCCAGGACGAAAGAGTACTCTATGAAAATCTTTACTTTCGGTAAAGTCATCATAATATGGTGCTACGTTAAGATTGGTTTTTTCCATTGTTTAGAATTCCACTACGATTTTAATATCTTCTGTTTGGTCAGATGCACGAGAAATCGGCCGTCTGTTTTCGACATAAAGAATATGTCCACTATCTGGTTCAAGTTCTGGATTAGCATATCCAGTTGTAAAAGTCAAAACAGTACCACCAGTTAGTGTTACGTTTTCAGATGCAGTAGATGATGGAATAGCTGCAGCAAGTGATGTTGCACCTGTCACAGTATTTGCACCAGAGAATGCTACATAATTACCAGCGGCATTAATGCCAAAGTCTGCAAATCTTTCTTGTACATAATACAAAATGTTATTTGTTGCATCCCATTCTACAACTCTACCAACTGCACCAGTGCTTGATTGTGTAATCTTTTCATCAATGGTATAGTCTGTTGAAGGAGCGGCAGCCATTTTAATTGCATATGATTGTCTACGAGTTGATGCAGAAGAAACAGTTGTCGTGCCAAAGTTATATGGATCTTTTACAATACCAACTTCTCTAAAGTCGTTTGCGACTGTTACATCGTCACCCTCGGCCTGTTCAAGTTTAGTATTCATCATCACATAATGAGCACCAAGTTCTTCAACTGCATTGAAACCATGTCCACCTCTAGGAGAAATGATTGGAGTGACAGAACCACCAGTACCAGCACCTATAGAAGATGAAAGTGTTAATGCGTTATCAGAATATGTGTCTGTCAAATCTACAGTAGCAAATGTATATCCTGTTCCAGCAGCAAATACGTTTGTTCCACTAGAACCCTGTGGTTGAATTGCACCACCACTTACTACAATCTCAACAATACCACTAGAACCATCACCATCAATTGCAGTGTAATAAGTTCCATCAGTATAACCAGAACCAGCAGTAATACGAACAGTATCAATTGAACCATTCGCTGCGGCCGCAGATATAGTAGAATCTGTTACAACTGGAATAAAGTCTGAAGTTAAAAACTTATCAATATTCGATACACTCAATGTGTACATATATTGTAGAGTGTAACCACCAAGTTCAAATGGAATTGCTGATGTTGTTGTTGGTTCTACACCACTATATGCAGTTCCACCATTATTGTCAAGTACTTTATAAACTTTATATTCACTAGTCATAAAGTAAAATGTAGAATCCCATAGGTTTGTTGCACCAGATGATGTTGGATTTGATACAGAAATATCATGTTCATACATATCATAGGTTGTACTGTTTGTCCAATTTCTACGAGGAGCACAGTACACAACATCAGAAGATGAGATCAATTTGGCAGCGAGCATTGAATCCCATTTGTGTTGTTCCAATACAACGTCATCGTTTGGAGTTGGAGGGGAGTTGTCATCGCCACCAGAAGTACTCACGCTGAAAGGTGAACTCTTTCCGATAAACAAATAATATGTAGATGCAGAAGCTTCAGAGAATGACTCAAAAAATTGTTCTGCATTATGTTGTCTGAATTTTTCAGTAATAATTGCTGCCATTGTTTTTTCCTATAATCTTATTTATGCGTTCTCTAGAGCCTCTAGGCGTGCTTCAAGAGTGCCATTCTGTTCTTTTCCTATAATCCTTATACTGAGCGGTACATCACTGAGCCACGAATTACAGCATTAGTATTAAGCTCACTTGCAACAATACCATTTTCACCCAAGTTATCGCCAACTTCTTTAAGTTCAATTTGGTTTGTTGATACAGCTGGAATTTGGTATGCCATAGTAGTTCCAGAACCTAAATTAACATTAAAGTAGTGTCCGATATGTCCACCAGAATACAAACTATTATCAACATTTTTAGTATTGAATGGAACATTATCCAAGAAAACTGTGTTTGTAAGAGTGCCTGTTCTATTACTAAGTGTAATGTTGAATTGAAGATAAACTAAGTTACCAATTTTAATATAACTACCAAGTTGAACACTGTAACTAAATGTAGCACCATTTGAATATAGTGTGGGAGTGTATGTGCCTTCTTCATAATCGTCAAGGGCGTTAGCTGCAGCAGTGTCACCGTTGAAAGTGATACCACCACCACTCAATATTCTCAACTTTTCTGTTTCACCAGTTCCATCAGATTGTCCACCAGTAAAAAATTTTATGACATTACCACTACCACTATGAAATCCTCTAGAATGAATACTAAAAGAGTTGTCTTGAGATGCGCCAGAGGTTTGAATTATTGAACTATGTCCAAATGATACACTTCTAGTTGAATCATAGGAAACTTTTGCTTGAGGAAGTTGAGATGTGCTTTGAACATGAAAAGCCGTATCTGGGGATGATAGCCCCACCCCAACTCTATCATTTCCACCATCAACAAATAGCATATTAGCATTGCCATTTGACTCAACTCTGAAATCTACGTCAGCGCTATCTTCATTGAATACTGCACCACCGTTTGCTTTAAACTCACCAGTTGCAGTCATGGACGAGCCACTAGAGAGTGTTCCTGTTACTGCAATATTCGTATCTAGTTTTGCAGAAGTGACAGCACCATCCGTAATTTCTGATACAGTAATAGAGTTCGCCGCCAAATCCTCGGCGGCAATAACGTCAACACCAATCTTTGCAGAGGTGATAGCGTCATCTTGAATGCCGACTGTTTTAATTCTATCTAGTGCCATAATTCTCTATCCTATCTTATGCAGACGTAATTGTTTCCCATGCACTACCAGTATAAACCTGTAGTTTATTTGTTGCAGTCAAGTATGCAACCATACCAGCGGCAGGAGATGTAATTGCAGCATCTCTTGCACTTGTATCTGCATACACGGCTGCTTGGAAATGTGTGCTAGAACTTAGGGTTGTAAATGAACCAGCAGCAGGAGTATTGCCACCAACGATACCATCAACATCACCTGTTACGTTACCAGTGATATTACCAGTGAATGTTCCGGCAATTGCACCTGTACCAGTAATTGTGGGAGATGTAAGTGTCTTATTAGTAAGTGTTTGTGTTGCAACTTCTGATACAAGAGTTGAATCTGCACCATCTGGAAGCAACATAGTATTTGTTACTGCAGCACTATGTGGTTGTGGTTTGATTGTCTGTCCATGAGCATTTGTCTCACAGTTAAGAATAATTTGTCCTTCTGTTGCAGAACCATCACCCTTTACCTCTACGATATTAGTGGCAGCATTAAGTTGCAAGTTACCAGATGCTGTTGTTACATCACCACCAATAATGGGAGCAGTCAAAGTTTTGTTTGTAAGTGTAATAGTATTTGCAGCAAGAGCAATATCAGCTGTGTCACTCAAGTCTGTACTTGCGATTGTGATATTTGCACTACCATCAAATGATACACCAGCAATAGTTCTTGGTGTGGTTAGTGTAGCAGCAGATGTTGCTGTGTCAGCATTACCTGTTACGTCACCTGTTACGTCACCTGTCAAGTTACCAGTAAATACACCAGCGATTGCACCAGCACCAGTGATTGTGGGTGCAGTCAATGTCTTGTTGGTAAGTGTTTGTGTTGCAGTATTCAGTGTTACTGTATCTGTAGTAAGAGTAGAACCATCACCGAGCTTGGTGTATACTTCTACGAAATTGGCGTTGATCTTACCTGCTCCGCTACGAAGGTCATCACCTGTTCCGTCATTTGCAGAAGTTCCACGCCCGATTGCTTGATATGCCATTTTGGGTTTCTCCTAGTTAATTCCTGTAGTTATTTATAACGATTGACCCTATTGGGTATCGTAAGTTTCTGTTGTTTTATCAAAGGTTGTATTGTTATTACTGAACAGTGATATCCGTCCAATTGTGTTAGATGCATCAAACGTATTTGTTGAAACATCGAAGGTATCATCACTTTCATCAAATGTCTTTACCTCAAAGTCTTGTTCGTTTCCAGAAGCAGTATCAAACGTCACACTATTCTGATCAAACTTAACACCAAGTGTTCCACCTTGATCGAATGAAGTTGCGTGTCTGCCCTCTGTATCTCTTTCAGTTCCCACACCATCAGATTCATCAAATGTCTGAATACCATCATCAAACTTCATAAAGTCATTATCAAATGAATTGATAAGTCCACCACGACTTATTGTAATTTCAGATGGGGGTGGAACATTAATTCTTGTTGTATAAGCTGTGTCTGGAATATCTATAACTTCATCCTGTAGAAATCCAGAACCAGTTGCTGTTTCCAAAACAATCTTATCTCCATCACCATCTAATCCATCTTCAAGTCTTAGGAAAGAATAATCTGATACAGATTTAATGGTATGATGTCCAAACTGTTTAATTGAATACAAGTCTCTAGTTTGATTTGAACCTGTGGTAATTCTTCTACCAGCTGGATCTAGATAGTTGGATGCAATCTCATCTGTTCCAATTGGTGGAACTGCAAAAGCATATATTGGAAGATTTGCAAGAGAAGTATGTCCTGTCCAATGAGAACCACGATTTGTTTTTAGAGAAACAATCGTTGTCTTTGTTAATGTAACATCTCTTTGTCCAGTAAGAAGATCTTCTGGAGAATCCACACCAACCTTTGGACTTGCGTTGAGAGCCTTCTGTGTAGGTGTCGCCAACCTTCTACCAAATATCGTAGTGAACAAGTTAGTGAATGTAGAAGCAAGTTCTGGTGAGAATGTATTTTTGTTGTTGTTATCAGCAACATCACCAGCAGTTGGTATCTGAATATTTGCAGAGACTTGTGACGCAAAAGATACTTCACCAAATACGTTCCAACCAGCAGGGTGAACAGAACGTCTAATACTTTCTCTCCACTGATTAATTGATTCACCAATACGAACAACATATGAATAATCTTGATAGAAGAATGAATCTTGAATACGCATAGTATTCACAGAAACTTTACCTCTATCATTTACAAATCCAGCCACACTGTTACCAACAACACCAATTGTTGATGTACCTCTTGCTTCATCTGATTGTCTAATAGTTGCAGTTGCACCAGTGACAGAAGTAATCGTATCCCCAGCATTGAATACAACATCAGTTCTCAATTGAACAATTTGTGTATTTGAATCATACGTTACAACGGTTGCTTGATGAGATGTAAGAGTATCTCCAGCAATAAAAGTACCACTTACATTTGATATCAAAACATTTTTATTGAATGTTAATGTTGGTGCAGTGTTGTAATCCAAACCAAAGTTTGAAATAGAAATACCTTCAACGTGTCCAATTCTAGGTTCAATAACAGATGATGCTAAAAGACTTGCACCAACACCAGTACTTGTAGTAATACTTACCAATGGAAGTTTTGAGAAACCATTGCCTGGATTGATTATATCAACAGATGTAATTTCACCAATCTCTGATGAAACTCCCAAATCATTAAAGGTTTCTTCTTCAATAATAATCTGTCCACCATCTTCAAGTACGAGGAAGTCATCTTCTCCTACTGTGGTTTCTTGATGAAGATAAAGAGCATCCTCAGTAATGATTGGAAAACCATCTTCAGTAATAAAGTGATCTGGAGATGTTATGCCTTCTAGAATAAATCCACCACCCACAACAGCAATCTTTGCAGAAACAGCTGTTCCACCTGTATCTGTGGTATTAAAAAGAATAGTATCGTTTATTGAATATCCACTACCACCATTTTCAATAACAATTCTGTCAACAGAACCAGTACCAGCAGATTCAACTTTAGCAACAGCAGCATCATTACCACCAGAGCCAACCACGATATCATCACCAACAGTATAGTATGCACCACCAGCTGTTACTGTTCCATCAGTAACAATACTCTTTACAACACCAGAGATTTCCAAGTCACGAACTGTATCAGTTGTGGTAATATTTTCGCCAGCAGAAAATGTTCCTGTGATTGAGTTAGTATCAACATTCAACTCAGCAATTAGAGTTGCACCTTCTCTAAATTTAATTACAGTACCAATAAGAGCTGTTGCACCAGAGGTAGCACCTGTTATCCTTTGGCCAATTGCAGTATTAAAATCTGAATCACTGTTTTCAGTAATTCTTATAATAGAGTCACGAGACCAAGTTCCATCAGATGGACGAAGTAGATTGTCACGAGGATATACAATATTCGGTTCTTCATCGAAAAGAATTCTAAAGAATAATTTATGTCCATCTGCTGTACCTTTTGCAGCGTACATATCTTTGATGTTCTTTACAAGTTTTCTCTTTGCAAGACCATCTGCAAGTGTGTTTGGAATAGACTCCATAAAGGAATCTCTAAACTTATCCAAGAAGTCATAGACTGTATTATCAACATCTGCATATGCAAGAAGTTGTTGAATGTTCTGAACTGGATTTCCACGATAAGAAACCACCGTGGATGTAGCACCAGAAGTGTCTCCAGTTAGTGTCTCACCAGTTTCAAATCTTTGTTGGGATGTAATGAATAAACGATTATTGTTATCAAAGTCATCAACAAGAATACGAGCAGTTGCACCAGAAATAGAACCAGTGATTGTTTCACCAACAACGAACTTTCCAACAGATTCTTCAAGAACAATATTCTCGCCTGTCTCATCAAGAATAAAGTTTTTACTGATTGTCTCTTCAATAACATAACTGTTAGAACCAGAAACGACCAGTTCTCCAGCCTCAAGAAACTCATAATAGTATTTGAGGAAAAGAGAAAATAAAGGATGATCCGATTGAACAAACTCAGGCAGTTGACTCTGAATATGAGGAGATACTTTATTTTTTAATGTTGGGTCATGTCCAGACATTTAGTAAACCTTAATATGAAGATGATGTTGAGTAACCAGTACCAGCAGAAGAACCACCAGACTCGATTGTGTCATTTTCACCAGTGATTACAGTATTTGTCAAATCAATTGCTAATAGTTGATTTCTAACTGGAACTATATCGTTTGAACGAGGTTGAACCGTGATAGTAATTGTACCATCAGAGTTAGAAACACCAGAAGGAATAAGAGATGGCAGAGTTATAGTACCAGTAACATAATCAATTGTTCCAAATACAGAGTCAACATAACTTCTATTCGTACCAGCCTCTAAGAAGTATGAACGAATGTTTCCAGTACCATCATCATCCAAATAAAGAGTATTGGTATTTGAGGTAATTGTAAAACCAGTAGAAGATACAATACCACCAAACATAGAATTATGACCACTATGTGGATTATAAAGTCTGTTAGAAAAATTAATGATGTATTGGTTTGTTGCATTGAGTGTTGGTGTAAAAGATTTTGCTATTCTAATAGATGTAATATTAGAAAGAATAGATGGATCACTCGCATCAATCAAACGAGATAGTTTTGAATATCTAAACACACCGTCAAACTTTTGTAAGTCTGAAGTATTATAAGCAGTAATTGTATTCCTTACAATAGTTTCTAAATCTTGTGAGGTTTTTGTTGTTGCATTTGCATTATATTTAAATGATGTTGTTAAACGAACTGACGTTGTTTCTGGATCAATAATGGTTGGGCGAATAGATGCAATATTATATCTGTCCAAAGCAGTTGTAATAGTATCTTTCTGAGCTTGTGTTAGATTAATACCAGAAGTTGTTTTGATGGAAACAAACACTTGTCCATATCTTGGTGGATCATTATCTTCTCCACCCCAAACTTGAACAGCCTGTGCGTCTGCAAAAACTTGTGGAATAATAACTTTATAATCTTCAGTTGTAACAGCTCTACCTTGAGATGAATAATCTAAGGGAGCATTATATTTAATTGACTGAATAGTTTCTGGTTCTGCACCACCCCCAGCAATTGATGTTGTTGTTATATTATAATCTGTAATTCCACTGAATGCAGTACCACTAAATGTTTTTGCACCATTGGCTGCACCTTTGTTTGTTACGATATATTCCAAGATAACAATATTGCCATCAGTTGGTTTCTTTCCTACAACATCATCACCAAAGTAAACTTCAAACTTTCCATCTTCAATCTCTTGCAAGAAGTACACATTAGATGTTGCAGTAACTTGTGATATATCAGTTGCAAGTGTATAGATAGTTGTTGTCAAGTCAGCAGCAGAATTTTGAACAGATACTTTTAGTGTTGTCGTATCGGCACGATCATCAGTAACCAGAAATCTTTTTTCTAAATCAGAATTATCTACCGTATACTTTGCTGTGACAAGAGTTCCTTCATAGATAGGAACATTTTGAAATCTTACAATGTCATTTGTTTTAGTTGTTGTGATATCTTCATTGACAATAAATCCATATGTCGTATCACTAATTTGTGTTGTGAACTTTGTTCCCTTTGGAAGAGTAACACTACCAAGAGTATTTGTGTCGTTGACAAGAATATCAATGTAAGCAACTGGAGCACGAGCAGAACGAGGAGTATAACCTAAAGTCTTTGCATGAGAGACTACTGAAGACCTAAGAGTTGCAGTATC